TTAAGCCTCGGCTAGTTCGTCGTCGGTATTCGGTTTTTTCTGAATCTGTTTGTTGACTTCTTTCATCCAGACCAGCAATAGACGCCAAAACACGCCGCCCTTGCTGCGCTTCACTTCGGCTTCCATTTCTTGGGTGATTTTGTCGATGGTGCTCATTGGATTGTCCTTTTACCTAGTTGCTGAAATCGTTGTCGCAAGCAATTGCCCAAAGGGGCTAATGAACTGAGTGGCAATAATCATGGTAAATCGCCATGTCATTGCTCTTAATTATGTTGATGTCCGGCTCTGGTGGTTGCACTTGTGCCAGCTGGCTTTTCCAGTTGGCTTGGCGCAGTTGAAATCGTTCAAACTGTTCGGCGTAAATGTCGCTGGCATCGTCGCGAATCAGTGCTAAGTCATTACCTTTGCGCTCGGCGGTGCATTTCATCGACCAACCACGCGCACCGCGTGCCCAATAGAGAAACGCGCCCGCTTTGCGCTGGGCTTTTTCACCCTCAAACACGATAGAAAATTGGTTGAGGCTACTGGCGAACGTGCCGCGGCTCTTGATTTGGTTGCGAATCTGGCGGGCTTCGTGGTCAAGCTTCTTAATCAGATGGTTAAGCTTTTGCACCGCATCGAGATTGCCCTGCTTACGGTTAATGTCGATAGCGCGAATCGCGTCTTGCTTTTTGGTCTCTTTACGTCGGATTTCACGTTGCATCGGCTTACGCCATTGCTCCAACATGTAACCGCACTCTTTAATGATGCCCGTCATGTTGTCCACTTCGAACGATGCCAACACATCCCAATCGGGTGCGCGGCTACAGCGTGCGATGTTGTAGCGGTTGCCTTTTATCAGTCCTTGGTCGGCGTTGTCGCCCTTGGCTGCGTAACCCACCGCTTTGATGAGATAGCCCGCCGCCGCTTCGCTGAATTTGATTTTTTCAAGGTGCGCCATGCCATTGCCCCAAAGTTGCTCGATGCGGTTTGCCCATCCTGCAAAATGGTGTGATTCCACTCGCCAGTTCAGCAGCACATGCACATGGGGATTGGGTTCGCCATCTTCGTTAGCCGGTGACTCTGCGACCCAAATGTAATGAAAATCAAACGGGTTGGCGGTTGGTCCATGAATTTCTTTAACGTGCTTAATCTCTTGGTCGTCTTTCCATGCCGCTTTGAGTGGGCGTCCGATTCTGCCCGCAACTTTGACCTTGTCACCGTCAAGCCCAAGTGAACCCGCTTCGCTTGCGGAATACTCAAACCCGCGTTGGTACATTTTCTTGAGAGCGTTAAGAAAGCGTGACACCTCGGCGCCAATCGTGGTTTGGATTGGGCAATATGGCAGCCCCTCATCCGTGACCGCTTGGCCACCGAAAATGCGCTCGCGTTGCTTTTGCGTAAAAGTCAGAGTGAGAAAGGTGCTAAACCCACCATGACACGCCGCGACATAAGCGCCCGATTCAAAGATTTTCTTCACAGCGCGAGGCGTCAGTTTCTCAGTGAATCGCTCACCCGTTTGTGGTTCGGGTGCATCGGACGGGCTTGGGTGGTATTTCACCTGCATTTTCAGTTGTTGTGCCCAGCCGCGGGACATTAAATAGGCTCGGCTAGTGCCAATGGGTTGCCATTCAAGGCGATTGTGTTCGTTGCGAATCCAGCCTGTTTGCGCTTGTGCGCGTGCTCGATATTCATCGGTCACGTTGTCGCCACAAAACGATTCCGTTTTATGGCGCGGCGGCAGACGTCGAGAACGGGTAATTAAGCGGTCTATCTGCTTACGTTTTCCGTGTCCGACTTTTGCGCCCTTTGACGAGCCTAGTCTTTTCTGGACTTCGTCCAGCGCTTCGCGCCCAAGTTCGGCACTTTTTAAGGTGCGTAAATGGTGGATTTGATCCAATGACTTGAACTTTTGCAGTTCACTTTCCATCCAATCACGGTTTGGAGCACTAAAAAAACCGCTTTCGATAGCGGCGATATTTTTCTCGGTAACGGTAACGTCTTGCGCTAACGCCGTAATAAAGCCCACATCGTGCGGGCTAAGTAAATTGGTGATTTTTCGCTCTGGTTGCGGTTGGTATAGGTGCTTCATAACACCTCTCTTATTACTTGCGAGTAATCAAGCAGGTAAAACACGCAGCCCACAACCGCCCAAACTAAAATGATAATTTCACCGTCGCTTAAATCTGACCAGTTGAACGCCTTTTCGGAATGGTCTTTACCCATGCAGAAACACAGCAAACCAACAATAAACACACCAAGTACATGCAGATTCACGATTAAATCCCCTCAGCCAACTGAGAGCAATCAGGGCAAATAACGTGGTCTTTTTTGAACGTGTTTTTACAACCGTCACAAAGCTCGGTGGAAGAATCCGCGCCCACTTGGGGCGCTTCATCTTGCTTGCGGATTTGGTGTAATGGTTCGCCGTTGTTTTGAGCGCCAAGTGTCGCCATACGATGAGCGGCGTTAATAATGTCGGCTAACGTGGCATTTTGTGCTTTGACACAAGCAACAAGCGTCATTCCTTGATAAAGCCAAAGAGAGGCTTCAACGGTTTCCAGTTCAAAACTGTCGAAGTAAATATGAGTTCCATTGCATTGTGATGCAACAAGTTGGCGCTGATTGCGGCGCGTTTTCCAGATACTCAAATTCATGCTACAACCCCCTGACGAAAACGTGTAGGAATGTAGGTTTGTTTCTTCTTAGGGAATTGCTCAGCGAACTTTTCGCGTAATTGTGCAATCTTATGAAGTGAGTTTGCTGTTTTAGCTGGGTCTGGATTGATACACCCTGCCATATCTGGGCAAGGTAAGTGAATTGGGTCGGTAACGATACGTTCCATGTTGTAGCCTCCGCAAGCTATTGATTTCCTGTCTCAAAAACAACGTTAAGGAAATCTTTTTAAGCACGCAAGTGGCTTGCGGTAGTGAAAGAAGCCAGACTATCCACTAAAATTTAACAACATTGCGAAAGGATGCGGGAACATGACTAATTACACAAATGTGCTTTTAGATAGACTGAAAACTCAGTTAGAGCTTACCTCTGACTATCAGTTAGCTAAAGTTTTGGACGTTGGCACAAGTAGAATTAGCAATTACCGCAATGGTCGCAGTGTTCTTGATTGGGAAATTGCCTTTAAAATCGCCGACTTACTAGGGTTGGATGATCAGGATGTGGTATACGGTTTACTCGAAGATAAGTCTATAAACCCCCGCTTAATCAATGCCTTACAAGCAGGGGCGCCAGCCTAGCCCCTCATTTACCAGCTTATACATAATGCGCACTGATATAGTGATTCTTTAGGACTTGCAATCACTAAGGCTAATCCAGCACAAGCCATTGAAATGCTTGATAATCCAAGTCCGTTAAACTTTTTTCCTATGTTCTGCCATAGTGTCTGCGCTTCGTGCGTTTTTGCTTTATCCATCGCTAAGCCAATCAGAGCCTTTTCTTTGTCTTCACCAATAGTTTCAGCAAGCATAAGCATCTGATTTTCATTGAGATAACTTCGACCTTTTCTTACTTCTGTGAGCATTTGAGGGCTTACACCTAGGTCATGAGCAATCTGCTTGTATTGAATGTAGTTCATTTGCTCTTTATAAGCATCAATGAGCTTGTTTGTGTACATTTCTGCTTTTCCTCTAATCACGCTATTGGACTGATTTTAGTCTTTTAGTACAGATTTTGCTGTGTTGACGGTACAGAAATATCTGTATTTAATCACTACAGAATTTACTGTACCAGACCGCCTTAGCTTTGGGCGTTTGCCCTTGACGCTTACGTCTTGGCTTTGGCGGTCGCTCTCTCACTAGTCAAGGTTGTTGTAATGGTCGTATTAGAAACTGAAGTTAAAAACGTCAATGTTAAAACGTTAACGCTCCGTCACTTCGCAGTGTTTCACGTCCCAGCTTTCAAGCTCTGTTACATCACTACAACTGACATCTTTGAAGAAGTCGTTGTTCCTTTCAATCACTTTGGCTACTGCATTAGCACATTCGAAAACAACCAAGAGTCCTTTGGTTATCTCTCGGTTGGCGATTACGAGTTTCGTTTTGAATCTGACGAACATGAAGTTCTATGTCGTTTCTTAGGCATGACACCTTCAAAAGCGACGGCTTTAGAGGCTCAGTAATCATGAACGAAGCTCAAATCATCTATTACGACTTGCTGCCTGACTACACGGTGTCTGTGTTGGTCAAAGGTTGCGACGAATGGGATTTGCTTAAATCCATGTCTCATCTTGAGTCTTGGGCTTCGTCTCAGTTCGCTTCTTATGAGTTGGTGTCCATCACCAACACGACCGTTGAACAACGTATCAATATGGGGGTGTTCGATGACTACTGCAACTAACATCCTTAAAAGTTTCGATGAGCAAAACGTTCATATTGATTACCTGTGTTTTACGTTTGCCGTGAAAGACTTACGTCATTGTCACGATGCGGTTCGTCGATTGCACAAGCATGAGGAATACAAAGGCTTTGCCAAATCTGGACTGTTACAGCGTCACTGTCGTGCGCCTAAGTTCCCTGCTCCACCTGTGTTTAATCCGACGGTCGCTCAGACTTCCGACGAGATTGATTCGTACAACAAAGCGTTTGATATCTGTTATCGCAATTACTTGGAAGATTGCTTGCGTATCTTCACCAATCAAGTGCTTGGTCTGTCGCTATCTGCACCTCGTGGTTTGGGTTTCCAGTTCTACACCGAATCCATGAAACTGACTTCGCCAGATGGTGAGGACTTCTGCGGCTTCGTTGGTATCGGCGGTAACAATGACACGGTGCATTTCCAAATCAACGGAACGGGATGCAAGCATGTATTTGCCCGTCGTCCTACGTGGTCGCTACATGACTGGCTGACCAATGTGCTTGGTGTGCAAACTTTGGCGCGTGTTGACTTGGCCTATGACGATTACGACGGGATTTTTGATTGCGAATACGCTTACAAGGCGTGACGACTGTTTCCGCACTACTGAACGTGGCCGTGGTCCTGTGCTTCATGAAGATATGACCATTGCCAGTATCGGCAAAGACGGCAAACCGATTTACACCAAAGAGCAATACTCGATTGGTTCGCGTACCTCGCGCATTTACTGGCGTATCTACAACAAGGCGCTTGAACAGAAACTCGCAAACACTGGCCTTGTTTGGTATCGCTCTGAGGTCGAGCTTAAAAAATGGAATGTTGATGTGTTGCTGAATCCAGCTGGCGCGTATGCCGCGCTCAATGATTTCGCAGCCTCGATTTCTACTGCAAAGAAATTCAATACCAAACCTGTCCCGACTAAACGTGCGGCGTTAGACCTGTTGGCCTCGGCTCACTGGATGCGTCGCCAGTACGGGAAAATCCTGAACTCTTTAATCGAATTCCATGAGGGCGACATTGAAACCGTTGTCGGCTCACTCGTCCGTGATGGAACCAAATTCACCTTCCCCGATACCTACGGCAAGTTGGTGACACACATATTGGAGACCTAACAAATGGCTAAATCTGTTTTCGTCCTAGGCATGGACATCACTTGGAACTCGGCACGTGGTGACAGTGCCCAACTGAACATCTCGCGCCCACTACGCGAAATCAACTCGGAGAAATTCAAGCGTCGCACCATTGGCGAATCTGGTGACGTAAACCCGCAATGGGATCAACCTTTGATGATTGAACATAGTTACGCCCTACTCCTTGAGCGCACTGGCGCTCTGGTTCCTCGCCGTGAATACCAATTGCGCTTGGAGATTAACCCAGAAGACCCATTGGCAGGCGCTATCGTGACTGAGCTTATTCCTTAAGAAGCATTTTGAAGCTTCAATGAAGGCTAACTAAGAAATTTTATGTCTATTTGCGTAACGGTTATTGATGGTGTTTTACAACAAGCAACGAATGGCAGTTGTGAGCTCATTCTAATGTCAAAAGAACAAGTTACGCAGTTAGTTGATGGTCACAATTTGATTGGTCATTACTCGAATTTGACAAGGAACTGTACGAATACGTTTTAGGCCAGTCCCTTGTCACTTTCATCGGCGGCCATGTCTTAGGCCGCATACTTAAATACTTTGGAAAATAATAGGAAAAACAGCATGAAATACATGAATCAAGTACAGAGCTTTTTCACTAACAAATACACACAAGCGGGTGTGGCAATGTCGCTTTCTGTTCCGGCTTTTGCAGAAGGTAACGCTAACGTTGAAGCGATTAACGGTGCTATCGATGGCGGTAAACAGATGGTGTCTTTGACCACTTCTGGCGTTATCGGTATCGCGGCTCTTGGCTTTGGCTTGGGGATGGTTGTTGCGTGGCTACGTAAATAATGCTCCTCTCTATCGCTTTGGCCTCGTTAATATCTCTGTCCTTTTTATACGGGGTCTATACAGGCGTTATATCTGGTTAAGGGGAGCTTAAAGCTCCCTTTTTTCTTCTCAGTAATAAGGTGATTTCATGCGTTTTATAGCTCCCTTCTTATTACTTCTTTCACCACTGGCCTTCGCTGATGAATGTCCTGACGGTGAGCAAATGTATCAAGGCCAATGCCGCACCACTTGTGAAATCTTGGCTCAAGACTCAAGCCCTAGGGGTATGCGTTGGGATGGTACGGTTTGGGGTGATGCGCCTACTGGTTACTGTCGTGGCTCTGGCTCATCGGGTTGTGAACTTCGCCGTACAGGGGTAACCATTCAATTTGATAGTTCAGTTTTCTGGCAAGGTGACTTTAAATACACAGGGGCATCTTGTTCTGGTGTTGGCGAATATACCGGTGATTCTCCTTGGACCGAACCTGACGATGGTAGCTCTAACGATGGCTCAGGTAATGATTCTGGTGGTGATACTGGTGACGGGTCTGATGGTAATACAGATGGTGGTGATGACCTCGACCATGGTGGCGGTGGCAATGGCGGTAACTCTGGAGCTGCTTATCCAGACAGTAATCATCCAATAAATCACTTGCGCTCTATCCAAGAAAAACAGGTGATTTCTAACAACCTCTTAAACCGCAATACGAATGAAATCATCGAAATGAATGCCTCGGTGACGAACAGGTTGACGGATATCTATTCCCACTTGAGCACTGAGCAAGTCAGCACGAATAACTATCGAAACGAAATCAAGACGGGCGTTCGTGGCATTACGCATGAGTTCTATGAAACCAACTCTACGCTTAAAGACTTACTCGATACCATGAACTCGATTGACCGTAAGACATCCACTGGCTCTAGCAGCAATGTAGACCTTTCGCCTTTGATTGCCAGTGCCGCTGAAATCGAGAAGCACACATCAGGTACTTACTGGTTCTTAGATGCTATGCGCAAGCAAGTTGATTCGGTTGCGGACAATACTGGCGCGATTAAATACCAAGTCACGCCAGTCTTAGAAAACATCGAGCAACGCATGGCAAGCAGCTCCCAGAGCACTCGTATTTTCCGTGATGGCGTCCGTAGTGATACTCGCGGTATCAAAACCAACACCAATAACATTAAGAAAGAAGTCACCAACACAAAGAAAGCCGTTCAAGCTACGACTAAATCCGTGGATGCGGTTGAGACTGCCATTGAAGATCAAACCGCTTCTCTAGATACCATTCTTAGTCGAATTGAAGAAGCCATTGGAAGTGCTGATGGCTCTGGCTCCACTGGTGGGGATAACTCAGACGTGGTGAGCAAACTTGGCGAACTTCAAAGCACCACGGAACAACTCGGTAATCAACTTGGACAATCACTGGATGGCATTCAAGATGCGATAAATGGACTCAATGATGGTGGTCAATTCCATGCTCCACCAACTGGCGATGGCTGGTCACACGGTACAGCAATTGGTGATGCGGTGGATGGCCTAATTGATGACATCGATAAACTCAAAGCGAACCTCAAGGACATGCAGTCCAAGTCCCCTATTAATCTCGGCCAAATGAGCTTCAACGACGGCAACTATTCCGGTGAAGCCTTCACGCTTTCTCGCGCCTCTTGGAATGTGGATGTGCGCTTTAACCTATTCAACACACTTGGCACGAACACAAGCACCATTCGCAACGTGATCATCTTTGCCGCGATGTTGATGGCCGCTTTCATCATCTTATCGTCAGGACGCAAAGGAAGTTAACATGGATTTCATCTACGAAGCCTTTCAATACATCGCAAATGTGTTTGGCTCTATCTCTGACTTCTTCATGTCTATTCCCGACTTAATATTGGAAGTCTTTACCTATGCTTGGTACTGGGGTATCAAACTTTATCTCTCCATCAAAATCTCTATGGTTGAGATGGCCTACGAAATCGCTTCAATGATACTGACGGATTACGAAGTCTATACGGTTCTCAACGCGGCGTTTAACAACCTAGCGCCAGACCTTAGACACGCCGCCTATCAACTCGGTGTTGTCGATGCCATTCGAATCGTTATCAATGGAATGGCTACCGCCTTTGTTCTTCGAATTATGGGGTGGTGATTATGGCTGTTATCTTTCGTCACGGCTCTAATGGTTCTTACAAGTCTGCTTATGCGACTTGGTTTGAAATCCTCCCTGCACTTCGTGAAGGCCGCTTGGTTGTCACCAATATTGAAGGCTTGCGCCCTAAAGAATCTATCGAGAAAATTCTTGGGGAAACCTTTCCGGCCAGTGCCAAACTTATAAGGATCTTTACGCGATCAAGTGAAGGTGTTCACCTTTGGCAGAACTGGTTTAACTGGATGCCGACGGGGGCATTGGTTGTTATCGATGAGTGCCAGGACTTGTACTGTCCAGAAGCAGGTTTTAAACGTGAGAAGTTTTTAGCTCGTCCGTTCTCAGAGTTCGAAGACATCTTACCAAAGGGCTTTGGTGAGTTGTTTCATTCTCGTTGGCTACCCATTGACCCTGATTCGCTCGATGAGAGTGACTTAGACGATTGTGAGCGTACGCAACTGGACGAGAACAACCGTCTGCTCTACCCGTTCGATTTCTATGGCGCTTTCATGCGTCACCGAAAATACCAATGGGATGTGATCATGCTGACACCGGATTACAGTGCAATCCCAACATGGCTAAAAGGTTGTGCGGGTGAAGCCTATTCACATCGTTCTACGGATACCTTCTTTCGTAAGCGTAAGCCGCGTATCTATAACCATCGTCCTAAAGCAACTAAGACCGACCCCACGACCAAAGCAGACTACGCCAGCTGCAGCAGTAAGAAGATTCCGGTGGATGTGTTCGCCCTGTATCAATCCACAGGTACGGGCGGATTCAATGAAACTAAGTCAGATATCTCAATCTTAAAGTCGCCAAAGTTCCTTCTGGCCATGCTCATTGGTGTGTTGGCTATTCTAAAATTTTTCTGGGATTTGTATGTATTATCTAATAGTGATGTGGATTCGGCTCAAACAGTTCCTGCGCAAGTTGAAACTGCTTCAGCGTCCTCTTTACCTACTTCGCCTACTCTATCAATACCTCAAGCCGATACTGGTTTGGCTCGGTCGAACGCTTCTGGGGTGGATACTAGCAATGCTCATACTCAAGCTAGTCATACGACTGTTCCTCATGGTGTAAATCCATTCTTTGAAGCACTTCCAATGTACAACGATGCGAAGTCTTTCTATCTCACGGGTATAAACACAGTAGCTAACACGCATGATTATCTGTTTCGCATCGATAGAGGTAGAGATACCTATTACTTGCGTTCACAGACGTTAGCGAAGTTTGGATATGAGTTTGAGTTAATTGATGAATGCTTAGTGATGGTGAAATCCAACACAATCAACGCACTACTAACTTGTCCACCAAGCATTAACTACGACGCTAACGAACCGGACAAAGAAATGCAGCTAACGGGTGTTCAAAGTGGTGTTGATATTTTCAACTTAAATGAGGGCGTACGAACAACGCATGAAGCAAAACGGTTTTAAGAAGATAACGATTTGGGTGCCTTCTGATAAAGAGTCCGATGTAAAACAAGCTGCATCGGCCATGTGTGAAGATGAAAGCCTAACAATTGGCGTACTCAAGAATATAAACACGGGTCGCATGGTATCAATGCACTAAATAACACCTGTCACTGGTGACGTTGCCCCGCAGGGATAAGCAAAGCACGAAGTGCAAGCGAAGCACCAAGCCGCCCACGGAACCCATATTTTTGTATCAATAGCTAATCGGCGCGGTTAGCCTCCTTACCTAAATGGCTGACTGAATAGCCACCGACTGCTAAGCCAACCTTCCAGAGCCTAACCACGAGAGAGGTGCGTCTTGCTACTGCAACCCATCGAACCTTGAGTTAGGCTTCGTTTCTAATTCGTAGTCCTTGATCTCCATTCCAATTAAACGTAGCTTCTTGTGCGCTAGGCTTTATATGTCAAGGATATGAAATGGCTAAGTTTTTAAATACAAGTGCTACAAACTACTACCTCGAAGAACTCATCAAGAACGCATCAGAGAGACTGATTCTAATCAGCCCTTTTCTAAAGCTAAACGACCGCATCAAAGAATTGCTAGAAGACAAAGATCGTTTAAAGATCGATATCAGAATTATCTATGGCAAAAGTGAACTTCAACCTGATGAAATTAACTGGCTTAAGGGTTTATCTTTCGTGCGTACGAGTTTCTGTAAGAACCTTCACGCCAAATGCTACATGAACGAAAGCTCATGTATCATCACGAGCTTAAACCTGTATGAGTTTAGTCAGGTAAACAACAACGAAATGGGTATCTTCATTGACCGTGACGAAGATGCAGAAATTTACAAAGACTCATACGAAGAGGCTCAACGCATTATTCGTATTAGTGACGAGGTTCGAATATCACTCGAGAAAGTTCAAGCTGCTGCCGTTGAGACTGCGAACAACGAAGAATCAGAGCCAGAACAAGACCAAAGCAAGGTCACTTCGTCCAAGTTAGCTAAGAAGCACAAGCTTAAAACCGATGACTTCCTTAAGCTGTGTGTAACCAAAGGCTATCTATCGTTTGATGATGGAAAACATTCATTGACGGATGCGGGTAAATCTTCCGGTGGTGAGTTCAAATACAGTAAACGTTTCGGTCCTTACTTCATCTGGCCTGAATCATTAGAAGTTGTTTAACGTCATTGGCCTGTTCCGACCACGAGAGTCGCGCAGACTAAGCAGCGAGCGCGGGAGGTAAAGGCCAAACCCCCGTATCTGTATTACGGGGGTAAATTCCACGATTCTGCATCGCTAACCTCAAACTAACTACTTTACTATGGTTATCTTTTAAGCGTGCACGTCTAATATGGATGGTGATCACCAAACTAATGTGTCGATAAAACAATTACTATGATATAAATACCACAACATTTTTAAGTATTACAAAGCTATGAAATTAGACGTCGAAATTGAAAACTGTGGCAAGATATCGAAAGCATCTGTAGCTATAGCCCCATTTACTGTAATTGGAGGAGCTAACTCTTCCGGTAAAAGCTTCATTACACGAAGTCTATACAGCATTTTCTATTCGATAGCTGAGAACTCTCTCCAAGATATCGGCGATAGTTTGATTCTAAGAGTGATTAGAATGACTAGCGCATCAGAGTTCGAGTTGGTTACACCTAGCAAGCAAGTTCAAGGAAACCACTCGGCAATACTTGAGTCTATAGCTGAACTAGAGAAAAGCTTTATTTATTTGAAAGAAGATTATGCTCTTTCTGATTTTGCTCGTGTGAAATTGGTTAACGATAGTATTTCATCTGCAATCAAAAATTGTAATTTAGCTTTCTTTGAAGTAGAAAAAATCAGAAAGTATGAAGATTACAAGAAATCGTTAGTCGCAATCAGAGATGCGTTAACTAGATTCTCTAAATATGTTAACTCACCAGAAGGACTATTCTCTGAGTCTCTGAGCGGTGCGTTAAAGAATGATTTTCAAGAAAACTTCCAAATAGTCGACTTATTAGAACTTAGAAACCACAACTCAAACCAAAATGAGCTGATTAAGTTTAAATTTAAAAATGTAGGAAAAGTCGAAATAGAAAAAGACAAAGTAATTGCTAACTTTGATATTACCAAAACAAAAGAAATGGAAAACCTTAGCAATGTTGTTTTTTTAGAGTCTCCAGTATATTGGAAGCTTCGTAAAACTTTATTGAACCAATCTATTTTTAATAGTCGCTTTTATAAAAGCTTCTTTCATAAAAATGATTTCTTAACAGGGGTTCCTAAGTATTTTATCGACTTAGTTAAACTTGTAGAAACAAAATACAAATCTAATGATAATAACTCTGACAACTATGAGTTGTATAATGATATAGCAGAGATTATTGGAGGTGAGTTAGATCTTCTTGACTCTGGAGATATGTGCTTTAAAGATCAGAGAACTAAGAAAGCCATCAACATAAATTTAACTGCATCAGGTATTACTAACCTCGGTTTAATTGGTTTGCTCCTGAAACAGAACGTAATTACAAAAGGTAGTTTTATCTTTGTTGATGAACCAGAAGTAAACTTGCACCCTGCTTGGCAGCGTGTCTTAGTAGATGTTCTGTATCGCTTAAGTAAAAGTGGGATTAATATCGTAATGGCAAGCCATAGTGTCGACATGATGAAGTATATCGAGAACATTATGGAAGATTTAGACGAAGACGAAATTAATAAGCATTTTGCGGTCACTCAAATGTCTAAAGAAGGACGCTCTATTAACAATGAATTGGGACCATTAGAGAAGCTATACGCGATTAAATCTGACCTAAACAGTTCATATGTAGACATGTTTATGGAAGGTAGTTGGTAATGGCAAATACATGTATATCCCAATTTCTTGAAGACATGGATCATGAGTTCACTGATATACCTGACACTGTTAAGCTCAAAGGGTTCAAAGTTGATGGAACGAGTGGAATAAAGCCTTTTTGTAAGTTGTCCGAGCTTAAATCGGTGGATTATTTTTACGAAAATGCTGAAAGTAGCGACTTTTTGTTTTTCGAATTTTCTAACCTTCCAGCACAAAGACTATCCTTAGAAAGGATTGCAGAAAATTTAGCGATTGCACCAGATATGGACATGACTAAAAAGGAGTTGGTTAAAGTTCGCAAAAAGATAAAGGCAGAGATACAACAAGAGTTAGTAAAAAAGTTCAACGATAGTTCGCTGATTAACATGAACATGCGTTCAGAACTTATCAATATTCCTGAGTCTTTTAGCAATATCCCTAAGTATATGATTGTAGTTCCACCAATTGACTCTAGTAAATTGGGACCAAAAGCCGGAGACATTGCGAGATTCTTGGATCAGCTAAAAGGTACTGTTAGAAACAGTATTCCCAAGCAAATGTGTGGTGGAGTAAAAATTCAAGATGTAAGGGGTTTATTTTAAACTTATTGCCCTATCCGATCTTATTTCACAATGCACTCAATTCTCTATGTTAAGGCTCCAATAGGAGCCTTTTTATAATAATCAAATGATCTTCTTTAGTACTCTCGCATACTTCAGAATCTGGTGCGCAACTCCAATATCACTCGAAGCACCCAACTCTAGCAATGCAACCCCAATCAATACTTGCTGTGCCGTAACCAACTGTCCGGTTGGAAGTTCCAACCGATCATGCCTCATTACGAAGTTTTCCCAGTCTTCACAACTGCTCAGTTCTCTACCCTTATTCATCCTCATCAAGCGTTTACACTCTGGAGGTATGGATTTCCCCTTATCCCATTCTTTGATCGTTCTCACAGTTTTCAAACAAAGTTTGGTAGCTTCTTCGACGGTTAAACCACATTCAAATTCACGAAAAATATAGTTTTTAGTCATTTCGTGATACTTCATTGAATTGTCCCTCAAAAGAGAGACATTTTATAGGATACACATATGCAATCGTATTCAATATAAGCGCCCATAATGCGCACTGATATAGTGGTTCCTGTGGACTTGCAATCACTAAGGCCAATTCAGCACAAGTTATTGAAATACTTGACAACCCAAGTCTATCAAACTTTTTTGCAATTCATTCCCATGCTACTTCTATCTACGGATTATAGAAATCAATTGATCTACGGTAACTCGGTCTTGCTTACTTTAAACTGAAGGTTCACGAACCAGTTGTTATATGTATGCGGATATATTTTTCAGGATATTTGTAACGATATCGCTTACCGGTTTTTAAGTTTGAACGAGCAAAACGGCAAACTTTTGTATCTCCGCTTCCAGTAACTCGTTTTACTATTGCTACTTTTCCTTTATGTTCCATTTCAATCATTAAATCGCAATAACCATCATATTGGTCGAACTGCTTATCGACTTTCTTTTGTAGCGTCGATTTAATTTTCTTAGCCACTGGATTTGTTTCTGAATCATCGGCCAATGTTGACGCTGTGGGTAACAATAATAAAAATAAAGTGACAACGTATAGCATTCGTAAATCCATTTTTGATAAATGGACTGATTGTAATTTTTTATGCGTCAAATGCTAAAACGGGACACAATTTTGCGTCCCGTTTAACGTAGATAAGTAATTGATATGTCGGCTAAGCTTGTTTCTTGCCTTTATTAGCTTTGAAACCTTGATGAGGAAAAACATTTCGAATTCGTTGTTGAACTTTCTTTGGTACGTCTTTAGAAAAGACCAACCTCATTCCGGAGCGTTGGTTGTACACTTTGAGTTCACCAGTAAATGGGTCATGTTCGCCAATATCTTGTAAGTTATGTTTAAAAGATGGAGGTATATGCCCTTTTACCTTGCTCAAGTGGCCGTCATCAAAACTCACTTTTAACACGGGTCTATCCACGGCGATCAACCAGAATATGACGATTGCAGCAATTAATATCACATATAGCAT